AGCGCTTGAGGTAGAGCCTCATCGCCGCCTGCCGGATCTCCTCGCTATAGGCCATCCATCCCCCTGTTTTGCCGTCATCATAACGGCAGCCAACAGCGGCTAACGGCCTGATAAGTTCTGCAAAATTCCGATTTCGCCCATATCCGAATCCCCTGGAATCGCCCCGGGTGAAATGCCTGTATCCGAGCCCTAATCTGGCGGCAATCCGCAACAAAGGCACGCAACAGACCGAGGGCACCAGTGAACGACTCAAGACTGAGAACGGGATGGGTCTGCATCGCCACCGAGGGCAACAGCATCGACGGGCGCTATATCACCCGCCAGTGGCTGCAGGACATGGCCGAGAGCTACGACCCCGAGTTCTATTGCGCCCTCATCTGGCCGGATCACAGCCGCTGGACCAACATGGGCAGCGTCGAAGACCTCAAGGTCGAAGATGTGGATGGCAAGGCCAAGCTGTTTGCCATCCTGCGCCCGACCCGGGACCTCATCTACTACAACCAGAATGGCCAGTACCAGTTCTGCTCCATCGAACCTTTCGAGAAGTTTGCCGGCGGCGACAAGACCTACCTGCTGGGCCTTGGCATTACCGATACCCCCGCCAGCACCGGCACCACCCGCCTGCAGTTCAGCGCCAAACACGACCACAGCCGCATCATCGGCCAGAGCGAGCCACTGGATCTTTCCGGCATCAGTCCGGCCCAGGCCGAGGGCCTGTTCAAGAAGCTGGCCCAGTTTCTAGCCCGTCATGGCGACGACTCCACCCCGCCGCCAACCCCCGAAGAGGAACCCGCAATGGACAAAGAGCAGTTCGCCGAACTGAAAACCATGATCACCGGCATCGCCGACAAGCAGACCGCGCTGGAAACCCAATTCGCAGCCATCAAGCCTGTGCCAGCTGCCGACCCCGAGCCTGCCAAGACCGATCCGGCCCCGGCCGCCACCGGCATTACCGCCGAACAGTTCGCCGAGCTGCTGACCACCGTCAAGGGTGTGGCTGCCAAGCAGGATGCGCTGGCCAGCAAGCAGGGCGAGCTGGAAACCCAATTCAACAGCCTGTTGGAAGAGCAGCCTGGCCAACGCCCGGCCCCCGCTCCCGCCGGCCCCGTTCTCCACCTGGTGTAAGGAACAGCCATGAGTCAGATGCTCACCCCCGCCGCTCAGTCGGCCATCAACAAATACCGCGTCGAGCTGGCCAAGGCCTACAACATCGACCCGTCCATGCTCGCCGAGCAGTTCGCCGTCACCGACCCCATGGAGACCAAGCTGCGTGAAGCCCTGCTGCATTCCGCAGACTTCCTGCAGCGCATCACCATGGAAGACGTCGACCAGCTCACCGGTCAGGTGGTGGAAGTGGGCATCGGCGGTCTCTACACCGGCCGGGTCGCCAACGGCCGCTTCGGCAAGAATGTGGGCCTGGACGGCAACACCTACAGCCTGACCGAAACCGACTCCTGCGCCATCCTGCCCTGGGCCACCCTCTGCACCTGGGCCAACGCCGGCAACGAAGGCGAGTTCTTCGCCAAGGTCAACAGCTTTGCCAACCGCTGCTTCGCCCTGGACATGATCCGCATCGGCTGGCACGGCATCGCCAAAACCGCCACCACCACCGACCCGGATGCCAACCCCAACGGCGAGGACGTCAACAAGGGCTGGATCCAGCTGGCCAAGGAGTTTGATGGCGGCAGCCATGTGATCACCGACGCTGTCTATTTCGACCCGGATGGCGGCGGCGACTACAAGACCCTGGACGCCATGGCTTCCGACCTCATCAACAACCAGATCAACGCCGTGTTCCAGACCGACCCGCGCCTGGTGGTGCTGGTAGGCGCCGATCTGATGGCAGCCGGTCAGGCAGCGCTGTTCTCGGCCGCCACCACCCCCACCGAGCAGAAGGCAGCCCAGGCACTGGCCAACACCATCGCCGGCCGTCCGGCCATGAGCCCGCCCTTCTTCCCGGCCAACGCCATGCTGATCACCACCCTGGACAACCTGCACCTCTACACCCAGAAGGGCACCCGCCAGCGCCAGGCCGATCACAACCAGGACCGCAAGGCCTGGGAGAACAAGTACTGGCGCATGGAAGGCTATGCCATCGGTGACTGCCGCGCCTTGGCCGCCGCCACCAATGTGGTGGTTGGCCCGGATCCGGCCCCGTAAGGACTAGCCCATGACCTCACGATTCCGCCGCCACAAGCTGCAGCATGAGGCCAAGCAGGCCGCCGAACAGGCGGCCCGCACCGGCCAGGTTTCCGGGCCTGTGGCCGACAGCTTGCACTTGCAGCTGCTGGCCCTGGAGCAGGATCAGAAACGCCTGCGAGCCCTGGACCGCACCGCCGATCGGGTAGTGCTCAAGCGCGACGAACTGCTGCCCAAGTACCGTCCCTTCGTGGAGCACTACCTGGATGCCGGCGAGGCTCACCCCAACCCGCTGTTCGCCACCCTGGTCATCTGGCTGTTCGACGTGGGCGATTTCGAAACCGGCCTGGACTGGGCCGAGATCGCCATCGCTCAGGGTCAGCAGACCCCGGACCACATCAAGCGCGACTTCCCCCACTTCGTGGCGGATACCGTGCTGGAGTGGGCCGACCTGGAGGCCGAGCGCGGCAATGCCGTCGAGCCCTGGTTCGGCCGAGTGTTCAAGCAAGTGCGCCAGGACTGGCGCCTTAACGAGCAACTGACCGCCAAGTGGTTCAAGGCCGCCGGCCTGCTCAAGCTGCGCGATGAAGGTGGCAAACCGGCGACCAGCGCCATCAGCGACCCGGCCGCCCTGGAGGCCGCCGACCAGCTGCTGGAACAGGCAGAGCAGTTCCACGCCGCCATCGGCGTCAAGACCCTGCGCCAGCGTATCGCCATGCGATTGCGGGCCCTGGAGATGGGCAAAGAGTAAGGGAAGACTCCCGCACGCCATGTGCCGGGGCGGGGAGGCAGACCGGATTGATCCGAGTCGCTGTTGATCCGTGGCGTCACCGGCACACCTATTCGAGGGGAACACATGTTTTCAGGCACCGACGGCAACTACCAGAGCACCGCCATCATGAACGATGGCTTCTGGCCGGATATTGAAATCGCCGATTTCGAGCGCCGCGGCGTCGTGCCTGCCGACATGGACCCGACAGCCACCGCCGGCGCCGTGCTGGCCGCCGTGGCAGAAGTCAACCTGCAGCTGCTGACCGTCAAGGCCAGCCTCGTCGCCGAAGGCTACAACAACGCCGACATGGTACCGGGCCCCGAGCTGGCCCCGGGCCTGAACCAGACCTGCGAACTCTACCTGCAGGCCGTGTTCTACCGCGCCAAGGCAGGACTCATCAGCGAGTACAACACCGTCACCCAGCGGGCCGCCGCCAACAACCAGGCAGAACGCAGCCGCGAGACCCGTGACAACCTCATGGCAGAGAGCATGCAGCGTGTGCGCACCCTCAAGGGCCTGCGCCGCGTGGGAGTGAGCCTGATATGAGCACCCCAACCCAGGGCTACTACCTGCACGCGCTCACCGAGGCCGTATCGGCTGCCCTGCCCCAGAAATGCCGGGCCGACCTGGAAAGCTGGATGGAGAACGGCAGCCTGCAGATCTGCCCAATCGACATGGGCCTGGGGGTGAACGTCGCCCGCCTGCAGTACGACGCCCTGTTCCTCATCGAGCGCCTGCCGTTCCGCGTCGTCGATCCGGCCATCATCCTGGCGGTAGTGGCCGCATGGCTGCAGGACTACGACACCGATCGGGAAATGATGAACCTGCCTGACCCGAGCTATGCCGTGGTCCAAAACGACGACAACACCGCAGATCTCGAGATCAGCATCCAGTTCAGCGAACCGCTGCGCCTGGTACCGGACGAAGCTGGCCCTGTGCCCTATCAGGGCCAGCGCTACCGGGTCGCCAGTTACGAGATCTGGATTGCCGAACACGGCACCCTGGCCGTGGGCAACCTGCCGCCGGCACCGCTGGAGGTGGAGTGATGCTAAACATCCGCCTCGATCGACAAACGGCACTCAGGCTGACCGAACAGCTGGAGCTGCTGCAGCTCTCACCGGCAAGGCGCAAGCGCCTGCTGGCCAAGGTGGGCCGCGAGATCATCAAGGAAACCCGCAAGAACCTGCGCGGCCAGCAAGGACCGCAGGGGCAGGCTTGGGAACCGCGCAAGAAGGGCAAGCAGAAGATGCTGCGCCGCATGGCCAAGGGCCTCACCGCCAAGACCGACAGCGACAAGACGGTGGCCACCTGGGGCAATGGCCTGAGCGCCTCCATCGCCTACAAGCATCAGCTCGGCGTGTCCGAGACCTACACCGCCAGCCGGGCGCGCAAGCGCGAGAAGACCGATCAGGATGCGCCGGCAACCCGCAACCAGGCGCGGATGCTGCGCCAGCTGGGTTACACCATCTCGGCCGGCAAGAAAGGCAACCGCCAGCGCAAGCCGGGCCTGGGCTGGATCCAGCAGAACATGACCGCCGGCCAGGCCGGGCTGGTACTGCATCAGCTCATTACCGAGAAACGCGATTCTGCAGCCGCCAAGAGAAGCTGGCAGATCATCACCGCTGCTCGTCCGTTCCTTGGCCTGCGTGCCGAGCGGGTGACAGAAATCATATCCACAGAACTGCAACGCATGAGGGGCTAAGCCATGTGGCCAACCGTACAGGTCAACAATCTCAACCAGATGCAGGGGCCGGCCAATGACGTCGAGCGCCACTTCCTGTTCATCGGTGCCGCCGCAGCGGGCGCCGGCCTGCTCTCGGTCAACACTCAGACCGATTTCGACACCACCTTTGGCGCCACCTCGAGCCCGCTGAAAGACAACCTGGTAGCCGCCATGCTCAATGCCGGCCAGAACTGGACCGCGCACGCCTACGTGCTGCCGGCCGAGGCCGACTGGGTGGATGCCGCCAAGGAAGCCCAAGCCACCGCCTCTTTCGAAGCGATTGTCATGTGCGATCAGCTCTCTTCCCAGGCTGCCATCACCGCCGCCCAGGCCCTGCGTACAGCTCTGATTGCCACCTGGGGCCGCTGGCAGACCATCATCATGGCCGTGCCTGGCGTCAACCCGGCCAGCCAGGACTGGTCAGCCTACGAGACCGCCATGGTCGCCCTGCAGGATGGCCTGGCCGCCGATGGCGTGATGCTGGTGCCGCAGCTGCATGGCAACAATGCCGGCGTGCTGGCGGGCCGCCTCTGCAACCGTGCCGTCACCGTGGCCGACACCCCCATGCGCGTCAAGACAGGTTCCGTCATTGGCCTTGGCGACGCACCGGTGGACAGCAACGGCGCCGAGCTGACCCTGGCCACCCTGCAGACGCTGGAAGCCAACCGCTTCTCGGTGCCGGCCTGGTACCCGGACTACGACGGCATCTACTGGGCCGAGGGTCGCATCCTCGACGTAGAGGGTGGCGACTTCCAGGTGATCGAAAACCGCCGAGTCATGGACAAGGTCGCCCGCCGCATGCGCGTGCGCGCCATCGGCCGCATCGGCGATCGCCAGCTCAACTCCACCCCGGGCAGCACTGCCGCCGCCATCACCTACTTCGGCAAGGATCTGCGCGAAATGAGCCGCAGCGCCGTGGTAAACGGCGTGCCCTTCCCCGGGGAAATCATGCCGCCGGAGGATGGCGACATCGTCATCAACTGGGTGAGCAAGAACGAAGTGGCCATCTACGCCAGCGCGCAGCCCTACGACTGCCCCAAGAAGATCACCATCAACATCATGCTCGATCTGAGCCTGAGCAACGGAGAAGCCTAAGCCATGAGCAAGCGCATTTCGGGCATGAATTTCGACGTCAACATCCTCGGCATCATGGTCCACGTCGAAAAGGCCACCCTCACCATCACCGACAACAGCGCCGTCGCCCAGACCCGGGGCGTGCCTGATGGCTGGATCGATGGCGATGTCACCGCCGAGACCGAGCTGGAACTCGATACCAAGAACTTCAACCTGCTCTCGGATGCCGCCAAGCGTGCCGGCAGCTGGCGCGGCATCGCCGAGTTCGACGCCCTCTTCTACGCCAAGGCCGGAGACGAAGAGCTCAAGGTCGAATCCTTCGGCAACAAGATGACCCTCTCGGACCTGCTCGACATTGATGGCAAGGGCGCCAACAAGCTCAGCCACAAGATCAAGTGCATGGTCACCGCGCCGGAGTTCGTGCGCATCAACGGCGTGCCCTACCTCTCCAGCGAAGACACCCGTCACCTGCTGGGTTGAGGTAGCCACTCATGGATGAGGCAGACATCGCACAACCAACCATAGACCGCATGCTGGCCGCCCAGCTGGCGGCCCAGGTAGGCAAGAGCCGCCGGCAAGGACCGAGCAGGGAAACCTGCCTGGAATGCGGCGAGCCGATACCTGAACGCCGCCGTGACAGCCTGCCGGGCGTCACCCACTGCGCCGCTTGCGCGGGCTGGATAGAGCGCAGGAACAAGCGATGAGAGACACAAGGAATGAACAAAATGCCGAATAAGGACCCGACCTTCTGGGTACT